ATTAGCCATACGTTGACGAAGAGGTGTAGCCTCGTCATCCGCCTCAAATAGTCTCTTCTTTCTGCCTTCAAGGCTATTATCTTCTGGTCCTTTCAGCCAAGCACTAAACATCGTTTTAATTTTATTTATTTTAGACCTCGACGCTTCATTTCAACTTCAATGTCCTGAAGTACCTGCTTCTTAGCCAACATGGTTCTCTTGTATTGTACTCTTTCATTATACATCTTGATGATGAGTTCTGGCATGAATCCACGATTATCTTTACGATACTGGGCACCATTGGCAGCAATGGTGAGATCTTCATCCATGTAATGACGATCAAGGTCACATTGTTTTTCCACCAGTTCATCCACTGACACATTCTCATTTCTCTCAGCATGAAGTGTCTCAGGTGAGATGTTGAGGAACCTGATGAGAGATGGATACAAACTATTCAGATCGAAGGAAACAATCCAATCATAAGAACCTGGAATGGGTTCTTTCACATAAGCACCAATAAACTGATCCTTCTTATCAGAGCGAACAATGGGAGGGACAACAATGTTTCTCTCGCGCAGATAGTTGTAAATGATGATGTCCCACAACCTGACTTGAGCAAAGGTGTCAATGTAATTACACTTGGCGTCATAAGCCATCAACATAACAAGGTCAATGAGCTTCATCTTCTCTTCCAGTGCATCCACCAGATCTACGTCAATTAGGTTGTAATCAACAAACTTCTCCCATCCATGAGTGTAGAAGTCACGGAATGTATCAAACTCAGAGTGATCCAGTTTCTTCTGTCCCAGTTCATACTCTGCAATGGTGTCCAGTCGATAATTCTCACGACTTGAGTAAGTGAACTTCTTGTAAACATCCATGTAATCGAGGATGGACACTCCAGCAATGTCATACTTGAGTTCTCTCCTTCCCTGATTATAGATCTCCAATTGACTCACCATTCTCCAGGGTGAGAGATCTCTCATGGACTCCAAACCCAGGACATTACAGATTCTCTTACAGATGTAAGCGGTGTCAAACAACTCCACATTCCATCCAGTAATCACTTCTGGTTCCACATCTTTCCACCAAGCAATGAAGGTGCGTAACATGTCCTTCTCATTTTCACAATAAACATACTCCACATCATCACGTTTGACGGTGTAGGGTCTTGTTCCAAAGGTAATCAACCTTTTACTTTTGAAGTTCTTCATTGTGATGAGAAGGATCTCTTCTGCTGCCTCTTCTGGCTTAGGAAATCCATTCTCAGCTGTGGTTTCAATGTCTAATGACCACAACTTAATTTTATCAATGTCATATTCAATCTCACCTGGATATTCATCAGCAATATACTGATAAATGTATCTCTCAAATCCATAAACCGTGACACCATCAATGTTCTCATATTCTTTCAAGAATTCACGGCATTCAAGCATGTTTCCAGGTTGAACAGGATACACTCTAGTGCCATCAAGAGTTTGATACTTCTCTTCTGGACGTTTGGATGCGAGAAATAAGGTGGGTTTATAGTTCAATTTCTCTTTGAACCACCCACCGCGAGCATCGTCCCATCCGCGCACCAGCACTTCGCGTTTATACGCTCTAACGAAGGTATAGAATTTGATGGTATTAACAGTAACTCTGATTAATTATAGCACATCTTTGTATGTTTTTCCACCTAGTATATCTCTAACTTGTGAGCGATTAATACAGAGTTGATGAGCAATCTTTCTTTGGGACAAACCACTTTCATTGAGAATACGAACCTGCTTCACAGTATCAGGTAAGAGTTTTCTTATGTGATTACGGGGAAAGTATTTGCTAAATTTGTGGTTTTTAGGACGCAGTTTTCTATCATCCATATTATCTCTATGTGTTCCCTCACGCAGATGTGAGGGATTCACACACTTTGGATTATCGCACTCGTGTAGTACAAACATACCATCCGTAAGAAATCCCTGCTCCCATAGCAGAGAGAGGCGGTGAACGAACCACCTCTTACCATTTATTTGGAACTTTGCGTAACCTTTTTTATTGAAAGATTTTGTCATCCACTCCCAACAACAGGTATTCATATGGGGTTTATGAATACCATTCTTGTTTACGTGTTTCCAAAAATCAGATTTATCATTCAGGTTCATAACCCATTACCTCATTAGGATTAGGATGGGGTATCGGCAAAGAATTCATTCAAGGATGTCATAATAAGATTGAATTACCCACAAATACCAGTCTGTGGGTGGATCATCACCTTCTTCAATACCAAAGATTGCATCAGCCTCATCTAGAATGTGATCTGGAATGTCATCCATGTGTTTATCATAGAGATCCAGCCATTCATCGTCAAGGTATGTCATCAATTGAGTTCCTCTTGAAGTTTTTTGCGCTGTTGTTGAAGATACTCCAGCATATCATCGCGAATCACCATCAATTCATCATAACATCCCATGTCATATGCTTCAGAACGAAGCTCGGCATCAGGTTTCCAGACTGACATGATCATCAAGTCAAATGCATCAAGACTCCTCGATGTAACGCGGCTCATAATCATCCTCGAATTCGGGAACATTTTCCTCTTCATTAAGTATAACAGGTTGAGGCTTTGGCATCAAGTCTTTTTCTGTAAGTTTAACTTTTTTCATGTAAGCCTCCCTAAGCTCATCAGTTGGTTCACAGACTGTCATCAGATTGTCTGTATTGAAGAGCACATGCTCATCCTTGGTGTGTTCTGGCCAAGGAGTGAGCATGATCTTTGTTTTACCCGAGACAGTGTGTGGATTCTTCAGGTGTACTGAAGGTTCGTATTCAAGTTGTTCAATCAGTGATATCAGCTGAACTCCCGTCCTCAGCACCACCAACGCTATCTGATTCATTAGTTACCTCAATGGATCCATCTTCTTGTTGTGGAAATACCACCTCTTGATATTTAGATGCCACATCATCACGTGGTTCCAGGATGGATACAATGTGATCTGCTTTCACGGAGAACTCCTGTTCATCCGAGACCAAACAATAAGCACCAAAGCCAATTGTTACGTCATTGGTGTCTGGATTGCGGTTATATACAACAACACGAGGATTGCTCAGCCAATAGCCAACAATATCTCCTGTTTCTTTATTTTCAATTTGCTTCGTCTCAGCAATAAGTTGCTGACCAATAGCTGATACAAGTACTTTAACGGCCATTTGAATAGTTTGTGTACAACAAAATAGGCACCTCTATTATAAGAGGTGCCCTGGGTTTATTTAAGCAATGGTAAGAACCTTACGCTTCTCCTCTTCAGGAAGCATGACTCGTACAATGATACGAAGCATACCATCCACAAAGGTGGGATCCTCAACCTTTACGTTGTCTCCCAACTGCCAGTTGCGTGCTACGTTACGCTTGGCAATGCCCTTGTGAATAAATTCTCCTGTTTCTTCACATCCAACAGCAGTGACACTCAGAACACCACGTTCTAATGATACTTCAATTTCTTCTCTCTTGAATCCAGCAAGAGCGATTTGCAGTTCCTGAGTCTCATTGTCAATCTTGACAATATTATAGGGAGGATAGTTCGTGGATGCAGTATCAGCAAAGGCGTCCAGTCGTCTGAACATATCTTCTAAGCCAATACCCACGGGACTATAACGCTCCCAACGAGTGAGGTTATTCATAATAGGTCTCCTTTAAAAGCAAGAAATAGTGAAGGACCCGAAGCATCCTTCACTATTATTTTAGGCGACTTTTGTAATTTTGTAAGGTAGTGTTATTACTACTTCTTACTACCAATAGAGTATTTTGGAATTAGTTCCCATTCTGCTTTCTCTTTGTGAGGCAGAATCTTAATCTGACTGATGGATGAGGCATCTTCAATCAGATTTTCACTTACAACATCAACAAGACCCCAATCACACAAGAGTTTAGCAATGCGGTTACGTCTCTGTTGATCGTTCTCTGAGAAATCAGAATGTTTGCCATCAAGGAGAAACAATTCTTTAAAGTGAACGATGTAATACTTGCCTTGTTTATGTAAAATATGACATGACTGATACAGCTTTTTCTCTGACCGAGATGCCACACCAATACGGGTCAATGTTTCTCTGACTTTGAGGAAATCATCAGGTTGTTTTAATGTCACTTCGACCATCGACGAAGCATCCCAATCGCTATTCATTTGTATAGTAAGATTATATCTTTACTATTTAGTATTTCCACCTTTATCCATAGATTTCTTGATGGATTGAATATCTTCAGGTGTTAAGAGTTGAAGTGCTTCAATAGCTTTTTGTTTGGAATAGTTGAAATACAAACAGATTTCCTCAAGATGTTCTGGATCCTCACTCTTCTTAGGAAATCCAAATCTCTTTCCTTTCCTGACTGTGTGATAATAGAAATCATACTGAAGTTCAGGTGACAGTTGATGATATTGATTCATCTCTTCTGCCAACAAGATGGTATCAATATGCATACCAAATGCCCTATTGGTTAGATAGGGCACATAACCAGAAAGATCAAACATATAATCCTTCTGGTTAATGGACTTCACATAGTCAAAAGGAGAACTCATCTTAATTCAGGATTGGTGGGTGTAATGATAGGAGCGTCAATCTTAAGTCCAGGACGAAACTCATAACCTGTCGCCCCAGCCCACAACAATGAGATGTAGGCTGTGATGACAGGAACTAATAACTTTGTCATCAGAGAATTATATTACTTTTGGGTGTTTGAATAACAGAGAACATTTCCCTGTATTGATCCTCCATCTCAGCCTGTGTCTCATTCACATAAACCACATAGTCCTTCCTAACACTGAGAGGAGTGTTACGACCCTTCAGAAGGGGAGACCAGGGAGCAAAACCCAATTGACCATTGCCAGCAGGAACTGCCACAATGGGATTAACAAGAGTGAGGAATTCATCTGTCTCCTCAGTCACTTCAGCCACAACGTCCTCACCGGACCACATACGAATCAGTTTAATGTTCATTTGAATTGACACTCCGACATAATTTCACTGGCCAATGCCAGTAGTGTAATAGATGGGTCTGCACCCTGCATGATCTTGTGTGAGTATTGACCAAACAGAATGACTGCCACTGGTTTAGATTGGTCTTTAAGGTACTTTTGTAGAGACTTGTAGAGTCCCTGCTCAAGAGACTTGGGATGAATGTATGCGTGTTGGAATATCCAATCTCTTACATCATTCCACTTCTTGTCTCTCATGTACTGTACTACAGCATCAGGAGACTCCTGAAGAATATCAGATGTGAGTTCTCCACTGCGAGTATGACCCTGAAGATCATTGAGAATGCCACGCCAGTCTGGTGCTTTACTCTGAATGAATGACAGGAGAACTTTGGGATCAAACTTGACCTCATGTGACTTGAGAATCTTGACGACTCTCATGCCAAACTCACCTACCAACTTATCCAGAGATTTGGGATCACGAACGTGGAAATCAACGACGGAACAACGAGAATGGATAGCATCGATGATGTTATGAGGATAGTTGCAAGTTAGAATGAACCTACAATGGTTTTGAAACTCCTCTATAAGCGCTCGTAAGGCTTTCTGGGAGTCTCCTGTAAGGTTGTCAGCCTCGTCAAGTAATACGACTTTCTTGCCTCCGAGAAGAGAGGATGTTGAGGCGAATCCGGCAACCGTCGTCCTGACCTCACCAATGCCTCGATCAAGAGAGGCGTTGACAAACAGAAGATCAGCACCGATCTCAGATACGAGTGCCCTGGCAAGACTTGTCTTCCCCACACCAGCAGGACCAGCGAGAATAAGATTAGGGAACTCCTTATCTTTGACATATTCCAAGAAAGTGTTCTTAACATTCTCAGGTAGAATACAATCACTCACCTTCTCAGGTGAATATGATTCTACCCACAGATACTTATTCATAGCCAATCAGGTTTACG